AACGCCACGGACGGCACCTATAGCGCCACCCAGTATGGCACCGTGAGCGTCCCTTACGTTGCGGGTGACCCCTACACCCCCTATGCCGATCTGACCGAAACTCAGGTACAGGGCTGGGTCTGGGCTAACGGCGTCGATCAGGCGACCACAGAGGCCGCGCTTGCCACCAACATTGCCAGTCAGGTAAATCCCCCTGTCGTAACCCCACCACTGCCTTGGGTTACGCCGACACCAATTCCCCCGCTATAATCAGGAGCTTCTATGAACCTCGAACTCACTATCGAACAGGTCAACATCATCATGCAGGCACTGGGTAACGCCCCCTACATCACGGTCGCCCCGGTGATTGCCGAAATCCAGAAGCAGGCCGCTCCGCAGGTTAACCCGGCCCCGGAAGCCCCCTGAACGAAAGCCCGTGGACATCGACCACCGTCCCTGCGGGTGCTAAGATCGGCACCGCAGCCCCCGAGGGCTTCCCGAACCCCGTGGGCGGCAATTTCCCGTAGACCGGCCCGCAGAACGACAAAGGACTTAGAACATGGCAAATACCTTCAAGAACGGCGTCAAGGCCAGCGTCACCACGGTGCAGACGGTCTACACCTGCCCCGGCGCCACCACGGCCACGGTCATAGGCCTAGTAGTCGCCAACGCCGCCGGCGCCGACACCACGGCCACCGTCAAGGTGATCGACAGCTCGGCCGCCGTCACGGCCAACTTGTGCTTGGTCACCCCGGTGCCCGCGGCGTCTAACCTGAACGTCCTGAACAACAACAACCGCGTCGTGCTCGAGGCGGCCGACAGCATCACCGTCACCTGCGCCGCCGCGTGCGACGTGGTCGTCTCCGTGATGGAGATTTCCTAATGACCGGCGAGCGCATAGGCAACAGCAACCAGTTCCTGCAGATCAGCGGTGTTGTCAGCGCGCCCGCCTACTCATGGGCCAGCGACAACGACACTGGCCTCTACCGCATCGGCGCCAACAACATCGGCGTGGCCGCCAGCGGCGCGAAGGTGCTGGACATTTCCAGCGCGGGCCTGACCGTCACGGGCGCCCTCTCGGCCACCACCGTGTCCTTCAGCAACGCCCTTCCGGTGGCTAGCGGCGGCACGGGCGTTACGACTTCTACCGGGACGGGTAATACTGTCCTGTCCACCAGCCCGACGCTGGTTACCCCGATCCTCGGCACCCCGACTTCCGGTAACTTGGCGAACTGCACGGGTATCTCCCTGACCGCTGGTGTCTCTGGCACACTTCCGGTTGCTAACGGCGGCACGGGCGTTACGACTTCTACTGGATCGGGCAACGTGGTCCTGTCCACTAGCCCGACGTTTACTACCCCGCTCCTCGGCACCCCCACTTCCGGTAACTTGGCGAACTGCACGGGTGTCTCCCTGACCGCTGGTGTCTCTGGCACTCTGCCAGTTGCCAACGGCGGCACGGGTTTAACCACGACACCATCCAACGGCTTCGTAGACATCGGCAACGGCACGGGCTTCACCCGTGCAGCTATTACTGCGGGTTCGGGCGTTACGGTCACTAACGGCGCTGGCACCATAACTATTGCGGCCACAGGCAGCGGCGGTACGGTTACGTCTGTCGCCACTTCTGGAAGTGTAAATGGCATTACTCTGACTGGTGGTACAATTACTTCTACCGGCACTATAACACTGGGTGGTACGCTTTCCGGTGTTAGCCTGACAAGTCAGGTTACGGGCACTCTACCCGTTGCCAACGGCGGTACTGGTGGTACGTCACAGGCTACGGCACAGTCTGCGCTTGATGTCCCCTCGCGTAGCGGTTCCGGTGCCTCGGGCACTTGGGGTATCAACATCAGCGGTAATGCTGCGACGGCCAGCAATATGGCCTATTCGGGCCTCACCGGAACTGTTCCTACTTGGAACCAGAATACAACTGGCAATGCTGCGACGGCTACCACAGCCACTACGGCTACCACAGCCACTACGGCTACCACAGCCACTACGGCCACCACCGCTACTACTGCCAACGCCCTGAACGCTAGCAATTCCTACACCGCCGTGGATTTCACAGCCACCTCGGACACCCGGCTGAAGGACGTTTACGGCTCGATTACTGATGCACTGGACAAGGTAGACGCCCTAAGTGGGTTCTATTACCGCAACAACGACAAGGCTCGTTCGCTGGGTCAGGTCAAAGAAGATCAGCAGGTTGGCTTGTCTGCTCAAGACCTACAGGATGTCTTGCCGGAAGCTGTCAGCCGGTGGTCGGTTGATCCTGAGTATCTGGTCGTCGCCTATGACCGTGTCATCCCACTGCTGGTTGAGGCAATCAAGGAACTGCGGGCCGAAGTTAAGGCGCTGAAGGGTTAAACATGCCTGTTTCAAACCCAGCACAACTTACAAGTGTCGTAGCTATATTTGGCGGTCCCGGCTCGCTCAGTTCCTATCTGGCTGGCGGTACCTACGTTCCGCCCGGAACAACAGGCGTTAATGGGGCTGTGCCAAGCAGCCTGCCGATACCGCTCTCCAAACTGGCTGGTACAGTTAACTTCACTCCGGTCACTAATACCTACACCAGTGGATCTGGCAACGAGACTGTGCCTACGGGTGCGTCTAGCCTGACCCTTACTGTAGTCGGCGCTGGCGGCACTGGTGGTAGTTCGTACACCGATTCTGGCTCTGATATTTACAACAGCGGTGGCGGCGGCGGCGGCGCGGGCTATTCAACCATAACCAGAGCGGTCGCGTCGGGTGATTGGTCTACGACGGTGGCGTATTCCGTTGGCACATCCGGCGGTGTTTCTTCGACCACGACGGGTTCGCTTGCCGCAGGGTCTGTGTCTCTGACGGGCGGCGGTGGCGGAGCTGGCGGTAGCGCCGACAGCGGCAGCGGGGGCGCGGGCGGCACTGGTGGTACGGCGTCCGGCGGCAGCACGAACACCAGCGGTTCTACGGGCGGCAACGGCTCTGCCAGCAGCAGTAGCGGTAACCCCGGCGGCGCGGGCGGTGCCTCTGGCGGGACGGGCTACGGTACTGGTGGTGATGGTGCGAGCGCCCCCGGCACTGCTGGTGCTGTCGGCGGCGGCGTCGTTATCTTCGCTTGGACGTAGGAGGCGGTATGGCTTGGGCAGACGTACTTAAAGCGGTAATTCCGATCATCGTAGCGAGCCTAGCTTGGCTGCTGGGTCAGGTGTCGTCGGCCAATGAGCGGCTGGTTAAGGTTGAAGCGGCTATGCCCGCCCTTATCACCAAGGAAGGCGTCCCCACGGACAGCCCCCTTTCGGCTGAACGTCGGGCTAACCTGAAAGAAGAATTAAAGCGCGAAATCAACGACTTACACGTTCGCGTTATGCTGCTGGAGCAGTTGAAGAAGTAAGAGGGGACAGCCTTTGAAGATCGCCGTTTACGCCATCAGCAAGAACGAAGAGCAATTCGTCGAGCGGTTCTGCAATTCAGCCAAAGAGGCCGACTATGTCGTCATTGCAGACACTGGCAGCACGGATGGGACAGTGGATACTGCACGGAGCTGTGGTGCTGCTGTTCATAGTATTTGCATCAGCCCTTGGCGCTTTGATACTGCTCGCAATGCTGCCTTGGCGCTTATACCGGGCGATGCTGATGTTTGTATCTCACTGGACCTCGACGAGGTTCTAGAGCCCGGCTGGCGCGAGGAGATCGAGCGCGTCTGGAAGGACGACACGACCCGCCTGCGCTACTTCTTCGACTGGGGCTGCGGTATCAAGTTCAAATACGAGAAGATCCACCACCGCAAGGGCTACCTGTGGCATCACCCGTGCCATGAATACCCGGTGCCCGACGGCCGCACGAGAGAGGTCTGGGCCGACACGGATATGCTGCTGGTCAGCCACCACCCCGACCCGACCAAAAGCCGCGGGCAGTACCTCGACCTGCTGGAGCTGTCGGTCAAGGAAGACCCGGCCTGCCCCCGCAACGCCTTCTACTACGCTCGCGAGCTGTCCTTCCACCGGCGCTGGCACGACGCCATAGCCGCATGCGAGCGGTATCTGAAGCTGCCCGCGGCCACTTGGCACAACGAGAGGTGCTACGCCTACCGGGTCATGGGCAAGTGCTACGAGGAGCTGGGCAGGCCATGGGACGCCGAGGCGGCCTACCACAGGGCCTGCGCCGAGGCGCCCAACACCCGCGAGCCGTGGTGCGCCATGGCCCTCCTGACGTACCGCCAAGGCCGCTGGGCGGAGAGCTACGCCGCCGCCATGCGCGCCTTGGCCATCACCGATCGCGCTCTGGTCTACACCTGCGACCCCGAGGTCTGGGGCTCCCAGCCGCACGATCTGGCCAGCATCGCCGCGTGGCATCTGGGCCTGCGTGACGTCGCCACCGAGCAGGCGCGGCTGGCCGTCGCGCACAACCCAGCCGACGTCCGGCTGCAGAAGAACCTTGAGATCATCTCGCAACCCATTGAAACCGCAGCCTAAAAGGAGAAACGCAGATGTTTGAACTATTGGGAGGCGGCATCTTCGGAAGCCTGCTGGGCGGCGTGTTTCGCCTCGTGCCGGAGGTTCTGAAGTCTTTCGACAAGAAGAACGAGCGCACCCACGAACTGTCGATGTTCGACAAGCAGTGCGACCTCGAGAAGAACCGCGGCGCGCAGAAGCTGTCCGAGATCAGCGCCGCGCGGGAGTCCACCCTCGACACCGGCGCCATGGGCGCCCTGCAGGCGGCCATCGTCCAGCAGACCGAGATGGTGAAGGCCGCCGGCGGCTGGGCCGCCGCCCTGTCCGCCTCCGTGCGGCCGGTTATGACGTATTACATGCTGCTCCTGTACGGACTGGTAAAAATCTGCTTGGCGTGGGACGCCATGCGCATGGGCGCCCCCTTCGTGGATGTCATGCCGAAGCTGTGGTCCGTTGACGACATGGCCCTGCTGGCGGGCGTCGTAAACTACTGGATCCTCGACCGCACGCTGGCCAAGCGCGGTATCTAGTGGACCTCACCCTGACGATCGAGCTGGTGAAGCGGTTCGAGGGGTTTCGGGCCAAGCCCTACCTGTGCCCGGCGGGTATCGCCACCATAGGCTATGGATCGACGTCCTACGCTGACGGCCGGCTCGTGACGCTGGCCGACGCGCCCATCAGCAAGGAAGACGCCCACGCGCTGATGGAGACCGAGCTGCGGCACCGCTATCTGCCTGCGGTCCTGCGGTTTTGCCCGGCGATCCGGGGGGACGTCAAAACGGTCAACGCGCTGACGGACTTCTGTTATAACCTCGGAACTGGTAGACTTCAGACCAGCACCTTGCGCCGTAAAGTAAACTCCCGTGACTGGACCGGGGCGCGAGAGCAGTTGAGGAGATGGGTCCGTGGTGGCGGCCGTGTCCTACCGGGTCTAGTCGCGAGGCGAGAGGCTGAAGCAGCTCTCCTGCCCCTTGGGAGTGAGTGATGATCGAAGTCCTAATCAGCCGCGTCTTCCACAGCCGTAATCTGGCGCACTGGAACCACTGGCGCACCAAGTCCTACGCCCAGCACAAGGCGCTGGGCCACTTTTACGACGACGTGATCGAGGCGCTGGACAACATCGTCGAAGCCTATCAGGGCGCCTTTGAGCTGGTCGGCACGATCCCGGCGCCGGAGAAGAGCGACAACGACATCCTCAAGCACCTTGAGGCCGAGGCGGCTTGGATCGAGGAGCACCACGACGAGATCTGCAAGGGCAACCGCGCCGTGGCTAACCTGATCGACGCCTTGGGCGATGTGTATCTCACCACCATCTACAAGCTGCGGAACCTGAAGTAGCCATGGATTATCAGGTTCTGTTCAACTTGGCCGTGTGCGCCGCCGCCTTTTTTGGCGGCTGGATCCTCAACAATATCTATCGTGCCGTCGAGCGGCTGGATAAAGACATCCGCAGCCTCCCGCACGATTATGTCTCGCGGAACGATTACCGCGACGACATGAAAGAGATCAAGCACATGCTGGCCCGCATCTTCGACAAGCTCGAGGGAAAGGCAGATAAATGACTTCCGCCACCACGACGACCTTCACGACGCTGCAGCAGGACATGCGGCGCTATCTTGAGCGCGGCGCCACGCTGGCCTCGGACGCCGTGGTCTACGAGCAAATCCCGCGCCTCATCAATCTGGCCGAGCGCCGCATCGCCCGCGAGCTGAAGGTTCAGGGCTTTATCAACGTGGTCACGGGCACCATGAGCGTCGGCCTGTCGGTCTACGATAAGCCGGATCGCTGGCGCGACACGATCAGCATCAACATCGGGACGGGCGCTAACAACGACACGCGCCAGTTCCTTTTCACGCGAGGCTATGAGTATCTGCGCAGCTACTGGCCCGACAGCACCCAGACCGGAACGCCGCAATTTTACGGCGACTACGACTACAGTCACTGGCTTGTCGCCCCCACGCCGGATGCGGAGTATCCCTTCGAGGTTCTGTATTATGAGCTGCCGCCGCTTCTGAGCGACGAGGTTCAGACCAACTGGATCACGGAGTACGCCCCGGAGCTGCTCCTGTATGCGTCGCTTCTGGAGGCCACGCCGTTCCTCAAGAACGACGAGCGCATACAGGTCTGGCAGGCCATGTACGATCGCGCCGCGGCCATGCTGAACGGCGAAGATCTCAAGAAAATCTTGGACCGCTCGACGGTTCGCAAGGAGGCTTAAATGTCCGTCTACACGCAGGTCTTCGGCGGCACGACGATCTACCCGTCGAACGTGTCCTATCTGTCGCTGGCCCTTACTGCGGACACGACCCTGTCGTGGCCGCTGGAGGCCAACACCGGGCCGGACGTCGCCGCTCGCATCATCGACGTGACGCCGACGGGCGCCTACTCCATCTTCATGCCGCCGGGAGACCAGACTGGCGTAGGCCAGACCACGCTCTTCAACAACATCGGCCCCGACACCATAACGATCAAGAGCAGCACGGGTTCCACCCTGATCTCGATCCAGCAGGGTCAGCAGTGGCAGATCTACCTGACCAATAACACCACGGCCGCCGGCTCGTGGCGCACGTTCCGCTACGGCGCGGCGACCGCGCAGGCGCAGGCCTCGGCCCTCGCCGGTTACGGCCTCGTGGCGCAGGGCAGCGTGCTGTCGCAGGCGTATCCGACGGTCACGTTCAACGCCAACTACACGGCGGGCGCGGCTGACCGCGCGGCCCTGAACGTCTGGGAGGGCGGCGTCGGCACGCTCACCCTTCCGGCGGCGGCAACCGTTGGCAACGGCTTCTTCCTCTCGGCGCGCAACAGCGGCTCCGGCAACCTGACCATCGATCCGGCTGGCTCCGAGCAGATCAACGGCGGCTCGACACTGGTTCTGCGCCCCGGCGATAGCGCCGTGGTCAACAGCGACGGCATCGGCTGGTACACCGTGGGCTTCGGTCAGGACGCCGTGTTTGCCTTTGACTACACGTCGATTGACCTGACCAGCGAGACGAGCCCCTACGTCTTGAGCGGTGCCGAGCTGAACCGCATCGCCTACAAGTTCATCGGCACGCTGGTTGCCGATATGGTCATCGAGGTGCCCGGCACCACGCAGCAATACTGGGTCGATAACGCGACCAGCGGCTCCTTCTCGCTGGGCCTCGCGACGGCCGCGCAAGCAACACCCGCCAACGTCGTTCAGGGCGCGCGCGGCATCTACTACTGCGACGGCACCGAAGTGGTGAACGCGGCCACGGCTGGCATCGCCACGCCGATCGGCATCGCCGACGGCGGCACCGGGGCGACGTCTGCCGGCGGCGCGCTCATCAATCTGGGCGGCACGGCGACGGGCATCGCGGTCTTTGAGGCGGCCAGCCCCGCCGTGGCGCGCACGGCGATCGGCGCGGTCAGCGCCGACGACGCCTACAGCTTTGCGGTGGCGATCAGCTAATGGCTGACAACATCGTCCGCATAGCATCTCAGCCGGGCATCAAGCGCGACGGCACCAAGTTCGAGGGCGATAACTACGTCGACGGGCGCTGGGTGCGGTTTCAGCGCGGCCTGCCGCGCAAGATGGGCGGCTATCGGGCGATCAACAAGTACCTGCAGGGTTTGGTTCGCTCGCTGTATATCTACACGCAGAACCAGCTCACCTACGTTCACGCTGGATCGGCCAATCTGGTCGAGCGGTTCTACATAGACGGCTCGAATAACACGTCCGTGATTGTTGACCGCACGCCGACAACCCTGACGACGGACGCCAGAAACCTCTGGCAGTTCGACACCAACTACGACGGGACGGCGCTGCAGATCATCGCGCAAGTGGCGCCGAACCTAAACTGCATCTGCAACGACGAGGGCGGCCAGCTCTTTATCGGTGACCTTCTCGGCACCGGAGTGCTCACGGAATTGACGACTGGTGGCGGAGAGCTGCCGGCCGGGGTCAGCCTCACGGGCGGCGTCGTGACGCTGCATCCTTATACGTTTATCTTCGGCAACGACGGCTACGTCGCGTGGTCCGTGGCGGGCGATCCGGGCGACTACACGGGCGCAGGATCAGGTTCCGCAAACATCACCAGCCAGAAGATCGTGCGCGGCATCGCCCTGCGCGGCGGTCCCGGCAACGCGCCCTCGGGTCTGTTCTGGTCCGCCGACAGCCTAATCCGCGTGTCGTTTGTGGGCAGCACCGAGATATTCCAGTTCGACACGATCTCGACGCAAAGCTCGATCCTGTCGGCGCAGTCGGTCATCGAGTACGACGGCATCTTCTACTGGGTCGGCACGGATCGCTTCCTGATGTTTAACGGCGTCGTGCGCGAAGTCGAGAATAACCTCAACATCAATTTCTTCTTCGACAATCTCAACAACCAGTACCGCCAGAAGGTCTTCGCGACCAAGGTGCCGCGCTTTGGCGAGATCTGGTTTTGCTTCCCGTTTGGCACGTCCACCGAGCCCAACTGGGCGGTGGTCTACAATGTGCGCGAGAACACATGGTACGACACGCCGCTGCCCGAGGGCGGCCGCAGCGCCGGGTCTTTCGCGACCGTCTTCCGCAAGCCCCTCATGGCGGGTGTTGAGCCCCAGAACTACATCGCCCAGAGCGTGACCGTAGACGACGGCGGCACGGGGTACACGGCTGGTGACGTCCTGACGCTCTCCGGCGGCCAGTTCGCCATCCCCGTCGAGTTGACGGTTACGGGCGAGACCGGCGGCGTCATCGACACGGTGGATATTACCAATGCGGGCAACTACACGGTCCTCCCGGTTGATCCGACGCCCGCCACCGGGGGCACCGGGTCCGATGCCGAGTTCAGCGTCACCTTCACCCAGCCCTACAATTTCTGGATCCATGAAGTCGGCACCGACGCCATCAACGGCCAGAGCCAGCAGCCCATCCTGTCGTACTTTGAGACGGCTGACATTTCGATGCCGGTCCAGCAGCAGATTAACAAGGCGCTTCAGGTGCTTATCGTTGAGCCCGACTTCGTGCAGTCGGGCGACATGACCATGCAGATCAGGGGCCGCGCCAACGCCAGAGCGCCGGAGGTCAACGGCGAGAGCAAGACCATCGTTCAGACGCCCCAGACGCCGCAGGAACAAATCATATACTTCAAGGAACAACGCCGGGAATTGCGCTTCTACTTTGAGAGCAACACGATCGGCGGCGACTACCAGATGGGCCTTGTGCTGGCGCACCTGCAGCCCGCCGACGGCACGGTGATCGGATGATCGACCCTCGCGGCATGTCTTTGCGGGACTGGGCGGATAGTGTAATACTTTCCGTCGGCGATGCTTGGTCTTTCGGGCGTATCGAGGACGAGAGTCGCTGGCAAGACTGGGCGGTAGGTTTTGTACGCGCGACACCCTTTTCGCAGCGCAACCTTCCAAATCCTTATCAGTTCGACGATTGGCGCGAGTGGGCGATGCGGGCGTATCCAATGCTTGAAGGAACCGGCTGATGGCCTACGATTACTCGCAGGCGGGGTACTCACAGGACGTCCTCGACTACATCAACAGTCTGGACGCGCGGCGCAATGAGCTGATCGGCAAGTACGCCGGGCAGAACGTCGGCCTCGACAACCCCGACTTCCTGACGCCGCAGCAGGTTCAGCAGGAAGCCTCTGACGAAATCAAAACGCAGTACGCGCCGGAGGAAGTCGTCCGCGCCTACATGGCGAAGAACCCCGACATCGCGCAGAGCAATCTAAACGCCGGCGTGGACGTCCGCAGCTACGGCGACAGTCGCGACCCGAGCGTCTACGATATGGTGCGCCTTCCGTTCGGGCAGGACTACACCTTCACGAACAAGGCCACCGGGGAAACGCGCACCTTCTCCACCCCGCAGGAACTTGGTGCCTTTGCGCAGAACATCAACTTGGCGACCGGCGGCGGCAACAACTCCGCCAACTGGGAGGTCACCGATCCGTCCGGCCAAGTGTACGCCTATGACAGCCCGTATACGCCGTCGTTCCTGAAGCAGACCGGGCAGTTTATAGCGGACCAGCTTCCCACCGTCATCGGATCTATGGCTCTTCCCGGCGCGGGCGGTTTTATAACCGCAGGCTTGGGTTCGATGGCGGGGGCGGGCATAAAAGGCGCCGACTTCTGGGATGCACTTAAAGCTGGCGCCATAACAACGGGAACAGCCGCGCTCACATCCTTTGGCGCTAATAAACTTTTTCCGATGGGGACGGGCTCTCCCTTCCTTGATAGGGCTCTGAGCATAGGCAACACTGACACGTTGGGTTTTGACAGTTTTGCCGACGGTATTTCTAAAGGGTTTAACGCTACGAGCGGTGTCGGCGCCTACGGCCCGTCTACTGGCGGCGTGTCCAATGTCGGCGGCATCGAGCAGGCTCTCGTGCGGCCCGGTGCCTTTTATCCCGGTGTGGGCGCGTTGGCGGGTGTCATCCCCGCGCAGCTTACCTCGGGCATCACCAACAGTCCCTCTTACGCGGACCAGCCCGGCGTCGAAGAAGTAACGCAGACAGCGGACAGATTGAAAGTCGACGACTACGGCGCGCCTTTTGCGCTACCAGTCCCCTCTTTCGCGGTTAATCCCAGCGGCGCTACCAACAGTCCCTCTTACGCGGACCAGCCCGGCGTTGAGGAAGTAAACGTGTCCGCCAAGCGGGCACCCGTCACCGACGAGTATGGCGCTCCTTTTCTTCTACCTACCGGGCTGCCTACTCCGTCCGCCGGAGAGCAGTGGCTGACGTCGCAGGCGGCCAAGAACGCCGCCGAGCCGATAGTTGGTGAGCCCGCCAAAGAGCCCTCCGACCTCGACAAGTACCTCCGCTACGCCAGCCTCGGCCTGACCGGCGCCAGTCTGCTGGGCGGCCTGTTTGGCGGAAGCGGCGGCCAGACCGGAGCCGGTGGCACGATCCCGGCAGGCTTCGGCGGCGCGGGCAAGCTGCCGCCGGGCTTTGGCAGCGGCTCGGCGTCGCTGCCC